TTCATCGACCAACCTGCGCTGTGAGCTTCTCGTAGTGCTTGCGTACTGCCTTGCGACCCGCAACATATCCGTTAGCGTAGCCAGAGCGATTGCCTAGCCAAAATGCACCACAGATAAGAGCGAAAGTTATGATCTGTCCTATTGTCATTATGCACCTGCCATTTCATCAATTTGAAGCAATGAAGATAGTTTCGTTTCGGTGACTTTGAATGTCCAAAGGTCTTTAATGTCTTCCACCTTGGCGTTGTGTGCCCGGCAAATTTCATGGGTTGCCTTGAGGTCTGTATCGTAAAAAATACCGATAATTTTGTTGTCTTGAATGATTTCGATTACGTTCATTTTGAGCCCTTTCGTGTAGTCCGTATCTCGGCTACAAGAAGAACTTTACGGCAAACGAATCAAACAACAACCCCTTTTAGATAACGAAACGATAACGATTTCGTCCACAGTTTCGTCCCCAAAATCTGGTCTAGCGAACCCTTCCATAGACCTTGCCTTGGACTATGAAAGTGCCGTTCTTCTCAATGTTAATTATGTCCACTTGGACGTTGTTGCCCTGCACATACATGATGGAGAACGCTTGCTGCCAATTAGCCGTTCCCTTGGTGTATGAGGCTTGTCTAAAGTCCATGAGATTACCTACCTCAACACCATGTAAAACACGCCCTAAACGGCCTCCAGAGGCTTCTGAGAAGGCACTACGGCCTGCCCTGTGAGTGTGCCCTGAAATGACGTTCTTGCCATGCCTACGAGCTGCTTCAAGGGCTGATAGGCCACCTAATTGTTTAATGGGCGTATGGTCTCCATGGACTGCAATCCAGTTGGGAGCAATAGCCATGGGAGTCTTGTGAAAGGTTATGCCCAGTTCATCGAATTTCATAAACTTTTCAAAGCGAAGCTCTGGAAGGCTCAAGAAGCTTGGAATCTTCTTCATGATGATGTTATAAAGCCGGTCTGTGTGATTAGATCGTATGCAATCTGTCACGCCTAATTCCCAAAGCAATTCAACGCACCGGTCTCTATCATCGCCAAGGCTTTGCTCGTATGCTTGAGGCGTGCCTTCTGACCACTTGCTTATGGTTTGGAAGTCAATCTCGTCACCGATGGTAACTGTCTGGTCTGGCTTAAAGGTCTTGAGGAATCGTGCTATGTTCTGAGTAACGTGTACGTCCTCGAAAGGCACTTGCAAGTCGCTCAGGATTACGATTTTCTTCATCAGTCCTCGTCGTCGTCCTCGTAGGGTATGTTATCTATTCGGTTGGGCAGATTAGGCACAATCCAGTCAGGGAACGATTCGCGGTCTGATAGTAGCCAGAACGCATGAGTCTCAGTAAAGCCAGCCTTACGCAAAGCCTTGTAATACTCATTCAATGCTATTGCATAAGCATCTAAAGCCGAGTAAGTATCCAAGTCTATGACTGGTCGTTTCCTTGCCATGGCTTAAGTGTTACTTACCTAGTAGGTCGATGATGGTATCGACACGCGCCTCTAATCTAGAGACTTGATCCTTAAGGCTTGACCCGCTATTGGGCTTGAGTTCGATTAAGTAATGCTTAATCATAAACTGGACATAAGCTGCAACGCCGCCAAGAACTGTAATGATAGCGACGGATAATGCCGCGTAGTCCTGCGCGCTCATTTCTTAGGCGTTGCGTATCCAAATACGCCAGCGACGATTGAGCCAAGGATTGAGCGGTAATCCAGCGAGAAGTTTGAGGTTGTGCCCCAAACTGCTAGGAAGGCTCCGATGCTTAGGACGATTGGGTTCTTCATTCTGTCTCCTCTGGGATGTCGATTTCTTCAACGATGTTGTTATTGGGCTTTGTTGGGTCGTAGCCACCGATGCCGTAGGTAATTTGCTGTCCCATTTATGCCACCCTTATCCAAACGAATGGAATAGACGTGGCTGCGGATAACGAAGAAGCAGTTGCAAATGCACCCGTAACTGAACTTTGTTGATATCCTTGAATTTGAAACGAACCGATTGAGGTTACGCCGAATATATAACTGTTATCATTAGTTTGTGAAGTGCTTGCTCCGGTATAAATGGGAGATGATGCTGCTGTTCCTTGTTGGCAAAAAACTAGCCAATACATTCCGGGCGCAAGCGATTGAGATATTGTTATTTGATAAACCGCCGTACCGACAGTTGGGTTTACTGTGCCAGCATCAAGGACCAAGGTAGAAGGCAAGCCATTTGAGTCATTGTATATTCCCAATCTAACACTAGGAGTTCCAACAAAAGCACCTGAAGTTCTAATTGCGATACGATCCAACGAAGTTGTTTGAGATATAAAAATCGGTTGATAATATGATGTTTGATGTGAGATTGTAATAGCATCAAATCTTGAAACAGCGGTTTGATAATAATTACCCGAAGTTTTATTTACATTTGGTTTTACTACGCCAATATCATAGGCAGTTTTAACACTGTTAGGTGTTGCCGCTGTTGTAGTCGATGTTGATGATGTTGAGTCTGTCAGCTGTAGAACGCCAGCGGCTGATGTTGATCCAGCTGAGACTGAAAGATTGGCAGAAGTAGAACTTCCAGCATTAGTAAGCGGTGCATTAACCGCTATGACTCCGGATGATCCAGTAGCTCCCGTTGCTCCTGTACTGCCGGTAGCCCCTGTATCGCCTCGAGGAATAGTAAAGTTAAATGTTGCAGCTGATGAAGTACCTGAATTTGTTACCGAAGCTGATGTACCCGCAGCACCTGTAGTTGTGCTACCGACTGCGATGGTAGCCGCAGTTCCGTTAGTTCCGTTTGTACCGTTAGTTCCGTTTGTACCGGCATTACCTGTATCGCCTTTAGCACCTTGTGGAATAGTGAAATTAAATACGGCAGCAGAAGATGTACCTGAATTGTTTACGGAAGCGGAAGTACCAGCTGCGCCAGTCGATGTTGTACCAACCGCAATAGTGGCAGCAGAACCAGTAGCCCCTGTATCGCCCTTGTCACCTTTAGCCCCAGTCGCTCCGGTCGCTCCTGTGGCACCGGTCGCTCCTGTGGCTCCTTGTGGCCCTTGAGGCCCCGGAAGGCTATTAGCAGCAGTTTGAACGAGTTGAGTAACCTGTTCTACAACTACGTTATTTTCGTCAGGTTGGATAATTACTATCTCAGACACGAGTTACCTCTGCGCTTACATTAAGAGTACCTTGGATAAGGCGAGTGACAATATTGCCAGAAGATTTAATTTCAAGGTCATAGACATAGTTCTTAGCAATTAAGGCAGCAGTCTGTGTGGCAGTTGCATGAACCACGATAGTGCCAGTAGAACCCGTAATGGTAATACCTGATCCTGTAGATAAAGTGAGGTCAGCCGTGGTGCTGTTAGGATTCACGCGCAACTGCATGGCAGCTGTATATCCAGTTAGGTTGATGGCTGTGCCTGAGGAATCTTTATAGATAAGGGTCAAGTACCAGTCAGAGCCTTGGTCAATAGTTGAGTTATATGTACTTGCCATTATTTGCCACCTATCATCGGGATATTAAAGAACGTAGAATCTGTGTCGCCCGCTTTGGTAAAGCTGATATGGCAATGATGGTCGTGCTTATTAATGCCATCATAAGGACGCCAAACCCAAGATTTCTTAGACGACGCGATTCGACCTGCGAATATGATGTAAGCGATTCTCTTATCGCCACCTCGAGCACAGAGTCGTATCTGATCTGCAAGGTCAGGCATGAGGTCTGGCTTGGCTTTACCAGATAAATCCCTGTCAATATCAATTGCTCGGACGATACCTTGTTCATCAGGATTGTGGTCAGAAGGACGTGACTGATGACGAGTGTCGCCAATCCAGCCGTCCGAGGTTCTATCTCTATCTGGGAAACTATCATCGGTCTGCAACCTTAATTGTTGTCCTGCTTTACAAAGTAGTGGAGTCGTCAATTTCATCTCCTTGTCCGATAAACGTGTCAGTTATTGGATCATAGGTATCGCCTATGCCAGCAAACTTGCCACGAATTCTGGCATTGTAAGAAGTCTTAATCCAAGTGCCACCAAGGTTATCAAGTAGCCATTGATAGCCCTCGTCGGGTTCATTGTTATCGGTTACTAGGACGCGCATAACTATGTTGTCTTTATCTAATTCAGCAAAATGTGCCATTATGCCACCGCCGTTTTTAGATAACGAACTATTATTAAGCCAGAACCACCTGCTGCACCTGTAGTTCCAGATGCAGGAATGTCATTACCTCCACCACCGCCGCCACCAGTATTTACAGTTCCAGCAACTGCTGAGATTGGAGATCCGCCACCTTGACCGCCTCGTCCGCCGCCGCCAGCTCCACCTAACCCAGAGCCAGAACCGCCATTAGTACCGCCACCGCCACCACCGGAATAAAAACCTGATACACCAGTTGAAGTTGCAGTAGCCCAAGAAGAATAAGTACTAACTCCTGCTCCTCCTACACCGCAAGTAAAAGTAATTGCGTTACCTCCAACGGCTCCAGCACCACCGCCGCCACCACCAGCTCCAGCTGTTGCGTTTCCTGAGCCTCCAGAACTTCCTTGACCAGATGTGGCTGAACCACCAGAACCAGAAGAATAAGTGCCTCCGCCACCAGAACCGCCAGTTTGACCAGCATTAGTTCCACCTTGAGTACCGCCACCGCCACCGCCTTTAACCAAAGTTAAAGAACCGAATTGTGAATCTGTTCCTGTCATTCCGGCAGAAGTAGTTGTAGAACCAGCACCACCAGCTCCAATAGTACAAGTGTAAGAAGTAGGACTTAAAGATTGTGAAGTGAAACCAAAAAGACCTCCAGCACCACCGCCGCCGCCGGATTGCTGACCACCGCCACCACCACCAGCAATAACTAATATATCTGCTGTAAGTGAAGCGTTTGTAATGCTTAAACTTCCAGTCGATGTAAAAGTTCGATAATAGTAAGTCGCATCGTTACTTAAAGTTCCCCCAGAAACCACAGGTTTAGGCGGAAAAGGTGTATCAAATAAACCCGTTGTAATTGCGCCAA